CACAGTCTATTATTGCCAATAGTGAGGAAAATGATAGGAACATTGGGTATGATGTAAGCTCTGCAGGATGGGATATGTCACTGTTTCAACAGGTAGGAAACCTTATATCCGCATCAACGGGTTCTGTTATACCTACAGCTGGTCAGCCAAGCACGACACAGAGTGCCCTCGCAGGTGCTGGTGCTGGTGCCGGTTTAGGTATACAAATAGGCTCTGCTGGAGGAGCTCCTGGTATGGCTATAGGAGCAGGCATCGGTGGTGTTGTTGGTGGTGTAGGTGGATTGTTATATAGTATGTAACTCATTGTAACAAATTGGAACAAGGAGGAAGTAAATGGAAAAGAAAAGTGTAGATTTTAATCCTGAGACTAATGCTTGGGACCTTAGCTTTGATGAACCAGATCAGGTTAAAACAGGAGCTGCTAAGACCACTGGCATGAGTCCTCGAGCTAGACAGATCTCAAGCACACTTGGTGGTATAGGTGTAGCCCTTGGACGTGAGGGTTCGCCCGCTCGCAACCTTGGTTTACAAGTACAGAAGACAGCGCAAGCTCAGGCTTATAGTGATCTTACTTCTGATCTTCTTGCGGGTAAGGATATCAGTACACTGGACACAAGCTTGATTGACCCTGATCAAATAGTAAGCGCTCTTGACATACAAGCTAAGGCCACAAAGCAGACAGCTGATATTGGTCAGACAACAGCTGATATTGGTCAGACAACGGCCAGAACGGATCTTATAGATGAGCAGGCTAAATCTATCGCTGGTGAACCGGAGGCAGTAGCTACACAGAATAAGTTTGAGGCTGAGCAGTTAGAGCTAACTCGAACACATCAAGCAGCTTTACAAGAAGCGGTGATTACGAGCCAGGAAGCTCTTGCAGCATCAGGTAATGTTTCGGCTGAGGCTAGAACTAAAGCACAGGTTGATAGCTATATGGCTGTGCTTGAGAAGCGTTTTGGTAAGGAGGAAGGTAGTGAACGTGACCTTGCGCTATTAACCACTCTGATAAACAAAGGTTTGGACTTTAATGACATCAAACGTACAGCAAACAGACTCTTTGGTGGAGCAGTAGCTCTGCCTTCAGGTATCCGGCAGACACCACAAGGTACAGGTGGTGGTGGCTATGATGTTAATGGTGAGCTTGGGGGAGAAAAAGACTTCGTTGGCGACTTTATTACAGATACGCTTGGGGAGGAAAATGCGCAGCTCAAAGAAGAGATAAGTAAACTTAAAAGTCGCCTACATGACCAAACAGTCACAGATTATACCTTCGGTCCTCCCTCTGTTAGGGCACCACTTAGAGGTAAACCAGGTGACAAAAAGGAGTAACCATGCCTTGGAATGATTTTTTAGTTGACGAAAGATTCACAACCTTGCCATCACCAAAGCAACGCTTGGTAGCGAATGATTTCTTTCATGATACTTTTGAAAGTGATCCTCGTTACAAGGAGCTTACAGGTGAACAGAAATTTAAAGTACAGTCTAAGTTTTATGGTACCATTGGGCAGCAACCAGACTCCATAAGTGGCACGGGTCGTAAACCTGATGCTATCATCAATCCCATTAAGCGAGGGGGGTCACTGGTAGCTCGTGGGTTTTTACAGCATATACCTGCAGGACTTTCTACCCTTGTTCGTAAAGAGGATTGGCCACTGATAAACCAGAAAGATATGGAGGACGCATCTCAGTGGTGGAAAGAAAGGTTTGATGAACTGGACAAAAGGATTCCTCGAGCTACAGGTAAGTATACTCACGCACCAACGGGAGCTCTTGAGGCTTTGAATCCGATACGTATATATAACACCTTGGCAGAGAACGTACCACTGATGGCCGGCTTGGGAGCTATCTATGCGGCTAATCCTGCTCTTGGTATAGCTACCATAGGCTTGCTTGAAGGTGGAAATGTTAAGTCTGAGATCTTGGAGTATGAAAAGAAAACGGGTGAAAGAGTCGGACCTGTGGTGAGACGGGGGGCACCCATACTTGTTGGAGCTTTAAATGCTGCCCTTGAAAAAACAGGTCTTGACACTATGCTTTATCCAAGCGGAAAGCGTTCTTTGATGCGTGCTTTAATAGTATCCATGGTTGAAGGTGGCACAGAGACAGCTCAAGATATTACTAGTATCCTTGCTACTACAAATATTAAACCTCAGAACAGAGCACAAATAATAGAGAGACTTAAGCAAAGTTTTTATGCTGGAGTTATCTTAGGATTTGGTGGTGGCACGATATTTAATGGTGAGGAAAATGCAGCTGACCCGATTCCATTAGAAGAAGCTATGGAGCGGACGCCTAACACCTTTGCTCTTACAGGTATGCTTCCACAAATCACCATAGGCCAAGAGGGAGAGGCACAGCAGTTTGTTGGTGATACACAGATCACACCTCTTTCTTATCCTGATGGATGGAAAGACCCTCCAGGAGATCCACCTGATCTCAACGAAACGATAGAGATTGATGACACATTCTTTGAGGGTGTTCCAGAAGATACATCGGAGGACACTGTAATACCAAGTTGGAGAGTTACACCTCTTGTAGCCAAGGCCTATAAGAAACTTAAGCGGGTTGAGACTGGTGTAGCTGCTGCTCATGCTCGTGGACTTGATACTACAAAAGGCGAGGCTTCTAAAGACCAGGCACTAGCAGACTTTGTTGGCTCATGGATAGACGCAAATCCTGATGATACTGAGTTTACAGGTATGCACTCCATGATGAGCTACTTTAAAAACGATGCTCATGAAGCTTGGAAGAGGCATGCTGAGGTGTTGACAAATAAAAGAAACAACCAAAGGGAAGAGTCTCCTGCAACAATGGAGGAGGTGCAACTCGCAACCCCCACAGCCGAAGAGGCTGCTGATGGCGTGATGCCCCTTAAGATAGGCGGTAAGATTACTACTATAGCTTATGTTGATGAAAGTCTTAAGCCCATATCGAATTCTAATACCTCCATGGCACTGTCCAGAGTTGCCACGGCCTTAAGACATGTTTTTTCCTTTGATTCCGCTATGCTTAGTGGAATACAGGAGATCTATATCTTCAATACAGAAGAAGCAAATAAAATGCTGGCAGCTAGGTATCCTAAAAAGACCCTTGAAGAGATAGAAAAACTTGAGGCTTCTTTTAATGGTACAACTATGCGTATTGAATACTATGAACGAAAAGGAAACAACACACAAACAGCAGTAAAAGACATCGCTCATGAATTATCACATCACACCGATTGGTCTTTAGGTACTATCGCAGAACGAGAGACGTTGATAAAGGAGCAAGAACTTCCTTATCTTGAACAACCTGGAGAAGTAAGAGCTCGTGAAAGAGAAGCCCTGTTTGAACGTGGTGCGTCAGGAGACATGCACGGTACCAGTCCTCATCTGGTGTTCCAAGTCCGAGCAGGAGAAACACAGGGAACAAGTCCTACTCCTGATCAAGTCGCAAGGTTGCTAAGTCCCCTTAAGACAAACGGGATTTTTAACAACATCACTCGCAGTCCTAGTCAGCTCTATCGTACAGTGTTTGATGAGGAAACAAATAGCTTCATACAAGAACCTGTTAATGCTATGGTTGATCCTGAGACCGGCGCGCTTTATCTAAGTCCAGGTGTCGAGATGAACACTATAGGTCATGAGGGTGCTGAGGTTATTATCGGGATGCTCGGAGCAGAGAATGCTCTTATCAAGCAGGGTCTGGATATGTTTGGTGGAGATAAAGAAGCCCTGAGTGATGCGATAGGTGAGTATTATGCAGGCACACAGCTCAGTCCTACGATAATGCAGAAACTCGGACAGTGGCTTAGGTTGTTATATGCTGAGTTCAAAGCAACCGTTGGTCTCGATCAGACACAGGGAGATATTGTTTCTCGTATCAATGCTCGGATGCTTGAGGGTAGAGAAGGAGCTTTCACAGGTCGTGGAAACCTGAACATGCAGTTTCAACGTGAGACACAGGTTGCTGCTCGTGAACGTATGACAAGAGCACAGCTTAAGATCATTCAAGACAAGATTAAGAACCCTGCTACACGGGAAAGCGAGAAGCCAAGCTTAAAAAGCAAAGAGATCTCGATACAAAAGATACTCGATGAGGGTAAGTTCGAGTACCAAGCTAAGAAGTGTCCGAACAGTGTTAAGTATGAAAAGCTTAACCTCACACCTGCAGAGCAAATGCTTATAGAAAGGGTGATGGTTGATCACGTCAAGAACAAGACTACTTGGACAGAGGTAGATAAACAGGCAGAGAAGTATCTTAAGAATCTTAACCGAATGACTGCTCTTGTTGCTAAGGCTAAGAAAGGGTTGGCCTTGAATGCGGCAGAGCTTACGGCCTTTGGCATGGTAGCACAACAGGCAACATCAGGTATGGTTGATATGGTTATAAATCCTCAGGCCAGTGAGTCTAATGTACAAGCAAGTCTTGAGAACTATGAGAACATCATATCTTCCTTTGATCGAGCTAAGCATACAGCAGGTGCCTCGCTTGGTGTACTTCGTAGGATGCTTGATAGAGCTCTTGGCCTTGGGCTACAGAAACTCGAACGAGACCTTAGGCCCGAAGAACTTGAGGCTCTGCAAGGTGTTAACAGAGGTGACCCGATGGCAGTCAAAAGGTTCCTTGCCAGTATCCAGACACCTAAATGGAGTGACTATTTCTATAGCTTCTACTATAACTCTATCTTGAGTGGGCCGACTACGCATCTGGTAAACTTTGCTAATAATGCTTTATGGGCTGGTTTTCAAGTTCCACATCGTGCTCTTGTGAGTGGTCTTGACCAAGCATATAGTGGTTACACAGGTAAAACTCAGGAGTACTTCCTTGGAGAAATCATACCCTTCCTTGGTGGAGCTAAAGCCGGCTTTGGTAAGGGAGCAACGACAGCTATGCAGGTTGCTACTACAGGAGAAGCACCTCTCAGGGCAGATACAAAAGCTGAGATTGAAATGGAAGCTGCAAGTAGAGCCTTCGAACGATCACCATCAGCTGTACTGAGGAAGATGGCTCCGTATATTAGTTTCCCTACACGAGCGTTAAGAGCTGCTGATGTGTTTGCTAATACAATAGCTTATGAAGCACAAATCAGAGCACTCGCATATCGTAAAGCTATGCAGACACCTGCGGTTTTGAAAGGGCTGACGATTGAGGAATACATCGAAAAAACAGCTGCTAATCCTACACCGGAAATGATGAGGAGCGCTGCAGACTTTGCACGTTACACAACCTTTACTGATAGAGCAGAAGAGATTACACTTGCGGTGATGAAGACAAGACGTAATATTCCTGGAGCACGGATAGTGGTGCCCTTTATAAACACTGTTTCTAATATCCTTAAGCGCGGAGTCGAAATGACTCCAGGTGTAGGCCTGGCCTATGAGGCAATAAATAGAGGCGGTGAACGTAAGGGACAACCTAATGTAGAGGTAGCGGCTAAGCAGATTGAAGGATTGGTGCTTGCCTTTCTGCTTCTCGGAATGGTAGATGATGATAAACTTACAGGAGAAGTTCCACGGGATCCTGCACGAAGAGATGCTTTCTATCGTGAGGGTAAGATTCCTTGGGCGGTTAAGCTTGGCTCTACGTGGTTCAGCTATCGTCGAATGGAGCCTTTCAATACTGTTCTCGGTAGTGTAGCAGTAACTGCAAACAGAATCAAGGGAGCTAAGGACGAAGACATATCGGATATCCTGATCGGTGTTGGTCACGCTGTAGGGATAAACTTAATGGAGTCTACTTACACAGAGAACATCGTGAACCTGCTTGAGGAGAAGGGCCTGACAAGAACCATACAAAGGTTCCCAAGTTCACTTGTACCCTACAGTGGCTTCTGGCGTTCGATGAACAAGGCGGTTGAGGTGCTTGGTGAGGGCGATGCTAAGGTGTATCAGAACATTGGCTTTACGAGTGCTCTGGCGAGTACCATACCGTGGCCTCTTAACACTCCGCTTAAAGGTCCTGTAAAGACTAATGTATGGGGAGAGGAGATAGCCCTTCCTGGAGGAACCTTCAGACAGTGGCTACCGTTTAAGTGGAGTGAAGCTGGTACGGATAGAGTTGAAAGTGAGCTTGCTAGTCTCGAGGTTTATCCTGGAGCCCCATCGAGAACTTTAACGATTGGAGGTAGACCCTATCCAATGAGTGAGGACTTCTATCGTCAGTACAGTATGTCTTATGGTGCTGCAGGAAAGAAAGCCCTTGATAGACTCGTAAGAGGAAGAGGCTACCAAAGGCTGTCTAGACCAGCTAAGCGTAAAGCTATTAATCGTACTCTTCAGAAGGCTCGAAGTCGGATTCGATCACAGGCTCAACGTCGCATGGCGCAACATCTGAGAGGCGTGAGAAGAACTCGTCGGTAACGTTTTCTATTCCAACAGCGTGAATGACTATGAGGGCTCGAGTTGTTGCATTTAACCCGAGTCCTCTATAGGTTTCAAGGGAGTGGAAAAAGGTTTCTATATCTATATTCATCATAAGCATTAGCTTTTGTACGATCTCTTTCCACTTGATATGATCTACTCCCTCTTGCCCATCAGCAAGCTGAGCCTCTTGTATATACATACAAGTTGTATCATGGTTCTCCAAACAAAAGAAGTCGTGCATTAGGTCTACCAGAAGCAGGAACTGTGGGTCATCCTGCTCCAGGGATAATAGGTCCGATTTTGAGATCAGTCCCTTCTCCAAGAGTTTCTTTAACATTAGCTCCGCTTGCATATTTATCTCCTTTCAAACATTTCACATTCCCGTCTTGATCAAAGGAACAGAATCTTGTTTTGGATAAGGTGGTTAAAATCATTCCGAGTTGCTCATGAGATACATCGTCTTTATATATATCCATCAACTCATGCCCTGCCATCTTACCGTCCTTTGCCTGTATAAGTGTGGCCATAACTCGTGCTTGGATTGCTCCGAGGGGATTTGAACCTATACCATAAAAGGTTTGAGGCATTGTTTTCTCTGTCCAAGTTAGAAGCTCTGTAGCTCGTGTGAAATCTTCTACTGTTATGATCATACTATTAGAACGTGAAGCACTTAAGATCATACATAGTTTAAAGAGCTGTGTTGGTCTACGTTGCAGGTAACCGAGTAGCTTATCCTCTTTAAAGGGTGGGTTCTTCTCTGAGTCCATACGCCATATTGTGTAAGCGTCAATGAACTCTGGTACATAGGTAAAGTGGCCTTTTAAAATATCTATTTGCTCAAGGTCTATCATCAGTTTATCCCTCATGGCTTGAGGTCCTCCAGGAAAGATAACTATCTTCTCCTTGTCTCGAGAGTATACAAACACGATACGACTTGCTATGCCTGTACCGAAAGCCTCTTGAGGCAAGGATCGTTGCAAGCTTGTAGGTGTTGTAGCTCCAAACATATGTACCCAAACATTAGTAGCCTTCTCTTCTCCTCGTCCAAGGGTAGCGTATTTGTATTGTGATCTACAGTCATACCAATCACAGAGCATAGGATACATATCAGGATCATCTTTCAAAAACACCGTAAGCTCAGGACTTATTATTGTAAGCGATGAATGCTGTATCGTTGTTTGTGCTTCAACATCATTCTCTGAGGTCATCGACTTCACAAGAATGTCAACAAGTTTCTGCCGAGAGGTCTCATCACTTGACATGGTGATGCCAAGGTCTGTCATGAAGTCTCGAGCAGGTTTCATTGCCGTGCCTTTACGTGCTGCAGGTGGGCCTACAAGGACGATGTACATATTAGGATAAAAGGTTTCACTTCCCCAAGGAAGGTAACACTTTCTACGAAGAGCCGCACCTACTGTGGCTATAGCTGACCATGTTCGGTAAAGCTTACTTGGCTCGGTGTTATCCGTGTAAGCTAAGAACCCTTCTATCCAATCAGGAAATTTTCGTTCCATACACTTCCCTCATATAGGATGCAAGGTTCTGAGAATCTTTTATCTCTTTACTTTTAAACTCTGTCAGGTCTTTAAGATTAAAACCGAAGGCAAGATCTGCAGGGATAGAAAAGGATCTGCCTCTCCAGGTAAGTTCGGACTCCAAGCTGGCCTTAAGAAGCATCAAAGCATCTGCTACCTTCTGTGCTCCATAGTCAAGAGGGAACTGTAAGATCATTGAGTCATGGACTTGGTTGATGATTTCGATAGGCCCAAAAAGCTCTGGATGGGAGTACATATAAATGATGCCATCAAGGTTAACCTTAGTACCAACCGTGGACTGAGGTATGTAGTCGTATGCGGATTTGAATAGCTCATCGCTCCATCGGTCCAAAAACTTTCTGCGTCTACCATAAAGGTTAGTAAGCGTTCTATCTTTACCAAGTTGGACTTGTACTGTATTATGCCACTGTCGTACACCAGGGTAGATAGCGTGGTATCTTTCCACAATAAAGTTAGCATGGGCCTCCTCCATACCATGTCTAAGCGCGAACTTCTTATAACCGAGTCCATAGTTGAGTCCATGATTAGCAGGCTTTCCAATCTTGTTTCTCTCATGAGGTTGCACTTCGCTTTCATCGATGCCAAGGATAAGAGCGGCTGTTCGTACGTGAATGTCAATGCCCTTAGTGAAAGCTTCCATCATCATAGGTTCATTTGCTATAAAGGCTACAACACGATTCTCTGCCTGTCCAAGGTCAAGCTGTATGAAGGCACAACCTGGGTCTGGAATCATTCTGCGTTTCATTTCAGGTGTCTGGTTCTGTAGATTTCCTCCGGTACCAAAGATAGTTTTGCTTGAGCTGAGTCTATCATTGACTGTTCCGACAGGGTTAAAAGAGCATCGAAGTCTATTATCCGTGTCCAATACGATGTCGTAATAAGTGCTCTTAGCCTTACTAAGTTTCCTGAGACGAAGTAACACAGCTGCTTCTCTTGCTCCTTTTCTTTCGAGACGTGTAAGCGCAAGCTCATCGACAGTAACCGTCGTCTTCTTACCCTTCGGGGTCTTGACCGTTTTGTGGTATGGTGGATAGCCAAGAACTCCATAGAAATACTCCTTCAGTTGTTTCGGACTCTTATGGTTCACTCCTCGTGTGAGGATGTCAAGACACATCTTTACCTTTGCTCCTTGGGTAGCTATGTTAAGCTTACCAAGTTTGAGCTCTGCTGTGTCCTTGACCATGTTATCAAGAACCCTTTCGTAACGAATGATATCTCGCTCTGCTTTATGTGATGCCCTGGCCAAGCCCTCTGTGTCCATCAAGATGCCCCGCTCCTGCATGTAAACAAGGGGCTCTACAAGCTGACGTTTCCATTCATAGATGGGCGTGTTGCCTGTACGCTCAAGTTCTTTCTGCATTGTCTTAGCTGCTTGAAAGCATAGAGCAGAGTCCTTAGCATTATAGAGACGAAAGATTTGCTCAGAACCAAAAGGATTCTTCCAATACATCTTACCTTCATCTTTATAGTAAGGCTCCCCATCACCATATATTGAGGTGACAAAGCCAAGGTTCTTTGGAAAGTCAGGGAACAAGGTGGCCTGAGCTATCATCGTGTCTTGGGCGTTCTTGGTAACGATACCGTAACGCTTGAAGATAAAACCAACATCAAAGACAGCATTGTGTGCCCACTTCTTTACCTTAGGATTCTCAAGAATCTTAGCTATCTTTAACCATAGCTCTGTCTCTTGATCAGGTGTATAGTTATCTTTACCTAAGCTGTAGAAGGGTATGCATAAGGCGTTCAAGGCACTCAGAGCAAAAGATATGTGGCTGACTTGAAGATTCATTACCTCTATATCGAAGGCCACTTCCTCGCTTTCGTTGCATAGGTCTAAGTAGTCTAGGATTTGAGCATAATGGGGTGAATGATGCAAAATCCTTTCCGGTACCATGCGTTCTGGATAAGGCGATTGGTGTAGGATTCTGGCCAGGTCGAAGGCGATGAAGCGTTGGTAAAGAAACTGACGTAAGGCTGCACTTGGATGGATAGTTGGGATGACCTTTCGTCCTGGCAATAAGGTGCTCTCCAAAACGGAACCTCGACGTTTTGTTATTGCCGTGAGGCCTGTAAGAGCATAGAGTGGTACGTTCCCTAACGGCACCAAAACATTCGCGGCACATTGTTCAAGCCTCTCTTTAAGTTGTTCAACATACATCTTGTATCGTTCTGATGTAACCGCACCGCCCTTTTTAAACTCAATAAACTTAGTGATGTCATTGTTCATAGGACGCTCTTGGATGACATTTTCTATCCTACAGGCACTACGTATGATCCCTGCATTGGCAAGAAGGTTATCGAATAGCTTACCACTCTTACCAACAAAGCATTTCTGCCAACGAACCTCATCCTCTCCTGGAGCCTCCCCTATAAAGCAGATACGTGCCTCCATTGGCCCTTCTGTATAAGGTGCTCTACTCATCTCTGTCCTCTATGTTATGTGTTTTAGGTAATTGAATAGCTACTACTTGATGCCATCCTATAACATAACCTACAATGGCCATGAGTGAGCCAAGAAAAGCTCCTCCGATGGTCATACCTGCTATGAAGGCAAGCATGTTATATCCAAAGTCAGGTAACATACTACCTCCTCCCTAAAATAAAACCACAGATCACTAATAGCAAACAGGCAGGAATAAATATAAATGAGTCTGTCATGATTCCTCCTTGTCCCAAATTGGGGTAACGTTAGAAACTCATGTATTCTCCTGGAGTACCACCATGAACCTTCACAACATAACCATTACGATGGTTCTCATTGATGTCGAAACCAATAGCCTGCATTCCGAGATTGGAAGTTGCAAGTAAACAGTTACCACTACCAGCAAAAGCGGAGCAAACAAAGTGATGAGGTAAACACATGGCCTGAAGAATCTTCATATAAAGCTCAATAGGTTTCTCATTCGGATGTACCTTGTTTGAACCTGCTATAGCCCTCATATCAAAGACATTATTCATGCCAGGTTTAGCAAGCATAGCGTTGCCCTTGCGAGCATAAAAGAAGGGCTCATAAAGGTTTTTGAAATGTATGTTAGGTGTACGTGTGTTACCTACATTCTTAACCCACATACAGGGAACACCGGTCATCTCAAGTCCTGCTGCTTTCATCCAGTTGAGCATGGGTTGATGCCAAGGTTCAGTAGCGTGCCACATAATGACCCATCCATTAGGACGAAGCACACGCATAACCTCTCGTAAGAGCTTCTTGATGAATGTACCATATTCCTCTTTAGTAAGGGGCTTATCACCACCCATAAGTTCCTTGTCTTCTCGTTTGGAGGTATTAACAACATGACGTAACTCGATGTTATAGGGCGGGTCAATCTCAAAGAAGTCGATGGTGGAGTCAGCCAGTTGCTCAAGGCCTTTGAACGTGTCTATAAGCATATAGCTATCTGTTAACTTCTTACGTGCCTTGTCTTCAGAAGTATTTGCCTTCCTTGTCTCCGCTCTCTTAGCCATCTCTGTTCGTAGCATATCCTCTTTAACACGAGAGTAAGCCTTAGCCGCTTCGTTTTTGTTCTTGGCCTTTTTAAGCTCTGGTAGTTGCTCCATTGCCTCAGCAAGGTCAAGGTCACGACTCAAATTTGTAGGACTTTCTCCAAGCATACGAGCTGTGTCCCTCATAGAATGTCCGGTCTTGGAGCTTCGTTCCTTTACTCCGTGTATGGAAACCTGAAGCCGGTGTATCTCAAGCTTCAAAGCGCATTCTTCTTGGAAGCTCATGGCCTCGCGTTGAAGATTCTCTGCGAGCTCAATGGTGCGACGATCGAACTCATTCTCGATGTAAGGGTAGATGTTACAAGCAATGGAGCTGAAGTTATTGTCTACCATGGCAAGCATTTGATGAGCACGATAACGACGCTCTCCTGCAAGCAAAGTATAGGTTACCTGCTCTGCTTCCTCTCGCAGGTTTTTCATCACCGCTATAGGAGAGATAAGTCCATTCGCACTGATGTCAGCTGCAAGAGCTTCTAAGTCTCCGAAGTCCTCACGGTAACGATTGCCTACAGTTATAACGTCAAGATGTACAATGGACAATGTTTTGCTACTCAGTTCCATCAGTGCCTCCAAAGGCTTCAAGCAGCCCTTCAAGGGCTTCAGTGGACATATTATCAAAAGAGACTTCTTTAGGTGTGGCCTTCTTTGTACTGGCCTTTTTCTTACGTGTAGAGTTCCGTCGTTGCGCTCGAACATCCTTCATTGAAGCCTCGAGCTCCGCATCAGTCATATCCGTGATGCTTGTTTTTAAATCACTTAGTTCCATCAGGCGTATCCTTTTGAAACCCTGAACCAAGACAGCAGGGGCAAATCTTACCCTCTGGTGTATTGCCTTCAAGGATATCTTTGATCTTCATTTGTTGCGTGAATATGAGAGCCATAATCTCTCCAGGGTTTTGCTTGAGTTCTATGACAAGCATCTCTGCTATGGTGTCAAAAAGGTGACCCATATATCCATGAGGAATAAGGTCGGTGAGCTCAGCTTTAACCTCTGCCCGGATGTCAGCGTTTAAACGAGAGCGAGGTTCAATCATAGCTTTTCCTTTATTATTACAGCATAGTCTCTTATGTCGATTAGCTTTTTTGCTATTACTGAAAGATCTATTACCAAAGCATCCAGCTCATTAAAGATCTCTTCACTTCGTTCTCTTACTGTAGGAGTATAACATTCTTTTGCTATGCTTCTGATAACCTTTGTTTCAAGGTTGCCTTCAGACTTAGCTGTGTGCTCAAGTGTTCCAGGTAACACACCCTTTTTCATTTCCTCCACGTCTTGATGGAGCATCTTAAAATCCTTTCTCTAAAAGTTTAAAAGAGAAGGGAGCCGAAGCTCCCCACTCTTAGATATATGTTAAGCTGCTTTTACGGTGAAGGATTTCACATAGTTCTTTTCGGGGAAGCTATCCTGAGCTGCCTGAATACCGACTACTGCCCATCCGGTCTGGCCTTGAAGATCTGCCATCATTACCGGCTGGCTATAGTCAATGTCGAAAGCATCATAGAACTGCTGAATCCGCTGCATTTTTCTGTTCGCCGTCTTCGGGCTGTTCTGACGTTCATCAACTGTTGGGACACCCATGTACAACCAGATGTCGTCAATCTTATCGTTCGAAGGGTCTTCGAGAATCACGACGAGCTGGAACTCACCAGGAGCTTTTTTCTTCTCCTTCATTTCTGCCTTGGCAATACGAAGTTCCTGCTCTTCCCCATCAGGAAGCATTTCTGTTTCGTATACATCATTCATGTTCAGGTCTAACATGCTTGGGGTTTCTGACATCTTGGTACTCCTTGTTAATGTTTATATGTGTGAGGCTGTGCCTCATGGAACTACCGTTCTTTTCCTACTACCATGCATCGGGATGTTTCGTCTTGTCTACCTTGTCGAGCTCCTCCTTTTTTAATGGTGGTGGGACAGTAGAGTAAGCCGTGTCTGGTGCCTTGACCTTTAGATATATAGCTCGCGTTACTCTTATGTCCGTGATAGCATCATGCGCTTTACCCTTCTCTTGGATGTTAAGATGTGCAGCTACAGTGAAGAGCTGAAAATTCTTCATCCGGTGACGAACTTGAGACAGGTGCTCAGATGAAAGCATCATCACACAAACAGGTGGTGCCCAAAAGTAGCTGAAGAAATACTTATCCTTTAGCTTCTTGAACCAGTTTAGCACAAAACCGAAGTCGAACTGTGCATTGTAAGCTACAAAATGCGCCTTGTCATGAGAGTCATAACAGTCAATGTACTTATCAAGAAGCGTCTTGAACTTAGCATGCACTGTTTCAGGCGTCTCGAACTTCCGAATGCTCTCTACTGTATTACCGGTTACCTTAAGAGCCTTAGGGTCAATTGCATCCGTGGCCAGTGGACAAACAAGAAAGTCAAACTCTTGTTTAACCTCACCGTACTGCTCCACGCATCCAGAAAGTTGTATAATGCCGTTCTTGATAGGGTCAAGCCCTGTGGTCTCTACATCAATGAAAACTCTGGTGTTTTTACGTGTCAAGCTACAACTCCCTTCACGAGATAATCTTCAAGGAACTCATGGTCACTGTCATCCATACCAGCTTTACGTATAAGGGCTTTGATGTCTGGCTTCTCATGAGGCAGAAACAAGCCTTCACCCATACGTGTCTTAGCGAAGTAGGTGCTTTCAGGTTTCGTCATCAGATGCCAATCACCCTTAGCAGCTTGGGCAACATAGACCTCACTAAAAAGTGGTGGAATCTGTGCACTGAACTTGCCAGAAAGAAGCAGGCCTGTTGTGGTCTTTCCACTGACCTCATCTTTATCTGTACCGATAAGACCCGTTACGATAACATGACAAGGCAGGTCAAGCAAGCGACCAAGTTCATCAGCTCCCGTCATTTGTTGTACAAGGTAGTCCTGTATCTCAGGAGTTCCTCCAGCCCTTGATGGGCCGTTCTTGCTACCTTTTTTCATGATAGCATACATCATAGACTGTGCCCACCGAGTCGTGCCATCGAGAAAATAGGTTCCGATGTAGTCAAAGAAGTGTTCCTTGCGACGCTTAAGCATCTCCTTTTCCCAATCACGATAGACAAAAGGGTTCTTCCAATCATCACGCTCCCACCGATCATCAACGATAAGTCTGCCCTCGGTCTTCATCTTTCGCAGAGCTCTTAGCTCAAAGCCTTGTGGGTCAAAACTATCTGCGAAGACAGGTTGTGGACAACTGAGGGCAAGGCGTGATTTGCCTGTACCACAATGACCATATACAAGAGCTCGAAGCTTATCAATACGTTCTCGAGCCTCATAACGGTTTCGGATTTCATCTACACGGTTCTTTACCATGAGAAATCCATTACGTCTTTCTGCTTTGTTCACAAGAGACCTCCTTCTCTTTTAATAACTCTATTGTATCACCAAGCAGGGCTTCTCTTATAGTACCATGGTCTGTTACTCTTTGTCCCTTGACTCCTCGAGCATTAATGGATCTTGTAAGCCACTCAATTTCACCTTCATACTCTAAAATACGTAGTATACGTCCACGCATGTTGTCTCCTCCTTACCCCAATTTGGGACAACCATCAATGTTAAGCTCTTATCACTTTTTTAGCCGTTTGCTCTTCGTCTGTTCCACCAAGCTCTGCAGGTCGAGGATCCCAATAGCGTTTCGTATATCCGGGCTGAACTATTTGACAGTCCTCGCGCATAGGGTTAGGCCAGGCTCTACATATATCAGCAAAGGCACAACCGAAATACTTCGTACAACTACGAGTGTTCTTATGGAAGCAAGGCATCACAACAGGAGCTGAAACCTTCTCTTGATCTTCAAGCATCATATCCGTGTCAATCTTAAGAAGCCTCATCCAATAACTGGTAGTGTCAAACCAGTCCTCCATCTGTGGCATGGTACGTCTGATAGGAAAGCGGTCAAAGCGACAGTCGACATCCCCTGCATAAGGCTCACCATTCTTTTTGGTGCGTGGTTGGTTATGAGGCTCGAAACCATTTATATAGATTGCGTCAACTTCTTCACGAGCGTACTGGCTATGAAGAACATGGAGGTAAGTTCCGGTTTGTGTAGCTTGTGCAAAGTCACCATACCATGTTCGACTCATACTCTTAGCCGTCTTGTGCTCGAGAGAAGCATAACCTGCCTCGCCCTTCATCAAGGTGTCCATTCGGAAGTAAAGCTCCATTGGGTCACCTTTTACATCATAGTCAAGGCTTACAACCCCTGCAATCTCCGTTGCCATGATGTCGTAGTTCTTGTGGTCATCAGGATAGGTAGCAACATAGTTTATCAACCCACGCAGGGCATTAGCAGGTGTTTTGACTCCATTGTCTGCATCATACATATCGCTCCAATACTTGCGATAGTGCTTGAGAAAGCAATCATAGGCTTTCAACACGTTCTCTTCCGAATAGCTATTGTTGAGCAACTGCTCCATAGCAAGGTGCCATGCTGTTCCGAACTCAAGATGGATGTTAGGCTCTATGGCATCCCATCCAAGAATGTACTTGAAAAAGTACTGACGTGGGCAGTCAAGGTACTGCTGAATTTTCGTGCTGTCCACAACAGACCACGTTTCATGCGGTTGGATCTTCATCTTCTCTCCTCTCAAAAACTATGGTACGTTTATGATATTCATCGTCCTTGAATACCAACAGGTTAAGCCGTCCATGGCGCAGGGCAAATTGAGCACAAGCGATGCTTAGCATTACGTTTGGGCCTCCCTGCAGAATATAATCAGTGGGCTTTGAACCTTTAATAAAGGGCGCAAAGGTTCGAGCGATCTGTGTAACCTGTAGCTTGTTTATAAACCGTTTTGTCATGTAGCATAGTTCACCAAATTTCTTAGCAGCTGAGTAGTCATGTTGACCATCATTTACTAAGTATACCTTTGATGTCTCTTCTTGTGAGCTCATATTCCGGATCCTCTCCAGGCTGATTTAACATATATAGGTTCTCTTCCTTTCTTATCTGATAGGCTATGATAAGGGCGCAGTTCTTAGCAAAAAGCAACTCGTCTTTTGTTCCCTCACTTTGTTGCCACTGAGGCAGGAGAACAAGCAGGTCACAGAAGCTTAAAATTTCAATATATCCACCAAGATAGTCCGCCTTATCTTCATCAAAATAAGCACTATTTGCGTGAGGGCATATGGTGGAGAAACCTTCTTTCCACCAATTTTGTGCCTCGATCATAGCATTAGCAATATTCACACTGATGTCTATCTTGTCTTTTCCTCTATAAGGCCCACCTATATAGGCTATCATTTCAACCCCTTCTCTTTTATCTTACGTATCAAATCGACCTTGCGTTTGATGGTGCTCTGATCGAAAGAGATGTTTATCATTCTCAAAAGGTTTTGAGCTTCAAGGATAAGCCTACGCTCTCCTGCCGTTAACTCTTTATAGCCAAGCCAGTTGTTCATCAGGGCATGTTGGCCTTTAATCTGGCCTTTTAAGGTGAAGCGAGCTCGTTGGAGCTTCTGAAGCTTTGAAGGCTTCTTGATGGTCTTTTTCTTCTTCTCTTTCTTTTTTTCTTTAACCATTACCCTTCTCCTCAGGATTCGTGTCGAGTATTTGTTCCAGCACAGGATGAAAAGGTATCTTTCGTGCTGTAAGATTTGGGTATTTTATCTTTGCCCATCTTCCTATCAGGGCACGGTTATCGTGCCAGTAGTCTCCCCATAGAATAATGCGCTCTGAGTGGTTAAGACATCCTGCTCCAGCCTTAAAGGTGTTACCCTCAGCGTCTGTAAGGTGGACAGCTCCGAGCATTCCAAGGGGATAACCATCAGCAGAGATTGCCTGTTCCGCTCCAGTTATCTTGTAGTAGTCTACATGGCGAGGCTTATATTTCAGCAGACCTCCACTGCGCTTTGTTTCATACACAGACTCCTTGTTGCGGAGAATAATTCCTTCATATCCCTCCTCTATATACTCACCAAGAACCTCAGACATTTGTGCAAACTTTATGATATTGGTGCGGACAAGTCTGATGTTCTCAGTCCGGACACCTTTAAGAGCTACAAACACCCTTGAGTAACGTTGTAAGAAGGACAACTTAGGATTATCTACACTATCAAACACATGAAAGTTGATGGCCTTATGGTCAGGATGAAGATTGGTAGTTCTACCTACACGAGCTCTTATGTCTTGCACAAGCATACCATGTTTATAAAGCTCTCCGTCCCAATGCTGATGTATGTCCATCAGTTCTGAGAGTTGGCGGTTAATGTGAGGCATCGAAGTAATAACATTTGCCTGGGAAGAAAACAGAACAACGTCACCGTTTGAATCTCTGTAAGCCCTGCACCGGTTACCATCAAATTTAGGTTGACAAGCACACGTGTCTCCTTTCCATTTCTTAAGCTTAGCTTCGCTTAATGGGTGAGCAAGCATTACGCCTTTTCTCAAAGCTCTCCTCCTTCTTCAAGAGCAGCAACAAGAGCATAGAACGCTATGGAGAGAAGTTCTTGCTGACGTTTGTTCGTGCTACGGATTCGTTTAAACTCCTCAAGCTTCTTTCTGATCTGGCTCATTGGAGCACCTACACCAAAATCCTTAGCGTTCCGACAAGCGATCTGTTGAGCGAAGGTTACGTCTGCTTCTTCATGACGTGCCTTGCCCTTTCCATCAGCCACGGTCAATAGCAAATCGGCACACTTTTTCAAAAGCAAAGCATACTGTGATGGAGCAGTTATAAAGACACGATTCTCACTGAGGGTGAATCGTACTAATGCTGAGGGTTCTGGAAAGACGGTAAGTTGTTCTGACATAGTTCTTTTTCTCCTTTTATGAAGAGGTGGGCTGTTGACACCCACCCCTTCTATTCTGTTGGTTGAAAACATTCGAGCTTACAATAAAGCTTAACCCTGTTTGCGAGCTTTGATAGCTGCTGCAATGGCTCTCTTTGTCTCTTCGATCTCTTCATCAGTCATGTCGCCATTAGCGATACGCTGAGCGATAGTCTTCGTCGGGTCAGCAACGATGCCACCGATAGACGCAACACCTGGAATCCAAGCTTCGATCTTTTCTTTGATCTGGTCAACAGGATTACCGGCTTCGTTCAGCAACGCTCTGGCTTTGTTACCGGCGTCAGTGAGACACATCCGAACGAACAGACTGTAGACAACCTGCGCACCGTATTTCTCTTCGGACTCTTTGAGGTCAGCACCGAAGTCGAGGTCGAGAACTACTTCACGAGCGGTCTTGGGGCTTTTGATGATCTTTGTTACAGACATATTGTCTCCTTCTTGTGGTGAGGGTGTTAGGGAGAAAGATTCTCCATTAAGCTTTTGCCTCGGTTTGAGGACTTTCTTTTTGCCTTATGTCAGGAAGTTTTTCAGATCGTAAGATGTCCTTATGAAGTACAGGAACACCTGCAAGCTGTCTTTGGTCTGTGAAGATTTGAATGGCCGTCTTACCCTCCGGAGCTTCAGTAATAACTGCTTGCTCAAGACGATATTGGGACACTTTAAAGCGTGGCATGTTCTCTTCCTTTCCTCTACTCCTTGTTCCAATTTGTGACAAGGATTTCATTTTCGTTTGTATGTATAATATACTTTAGACTATGGCAAATGGCAAGTAGTCTTTTCATGCACCCCGATTATGTTTCGAGTCCTCTATGGTTGTGAGCGTAGACGTGAGCTCCTCAATCTTCCTTTCATAGGCAAAAAGACGTTGGCTTTGGGTTTCTTTAACCTTCTCACCTTTGTTTATCTTAAGGTTCAAAGCTTTTACAAGATCGCGATCACTGAGGTTTTTACATCTCTTACACATGTTAAATCCCCTTTCATATGGATGTTTATAACAAGTAGTCTTTTCAAAAACTTTTGCTATCCTTCTTCAATATAGGTCAAGGCACTTTCCAGATATCCGAAGGCACCTGAAACATCAGAATCTATTTGGTTAATGGTGTCAGAGTCAAACTCAGGATAATCCTCTGCTATCCTGTCAACATCAAACTCAATCAGATCCTTGGCTAAGGTTAAAAGCTCACCAACTGTAGGTTTCGGAATATCCGCTTTAGTCGCAAGTCCTAACATCCTTTTATTTCCTCCGGATTAAGGTCTTCCATCTGTGGGTCAGTCTCAAGAGCCACCTCAAGAGCCGCTTCTATAAAATGCTCACTTGGTGCTACCTCTGCAGTAAAAGTTTTTAGCAAAAGTTCAAGGGCATCAATGGTTTCCTGAGCTTGCTCAAGTCTTTCCTCGATCTCTTTGACTTCGTTACGTGCAACGTCTGCTCTACGTCGAAGCGTGCTATTGGTACTTGCGAGTAGGTCATTCTCACTGTCAAGAAGTCTGTTTTTTTCCGTCAATCGTTTAAGCCGTGCTGGTGCGAAGAACAATAGGTCATTTGCCTCATTTACAGCCTTGAGACTTATCATCTTCAAATCGCCTGAAGCCCCTACGGCGTGGCGACAAATCTGTGTTTCTCTTTCAGTCATTTATCTGTGGTCTCCCTTAACCTTGTAAAAGCGTGACTGGCCAACACCAAGTCGTGAATGATGGATGTTTCTGAACTCCCTTTTTCTTTCTCCTGCTAAGCTCATCATCATAAAGGCAAGCTCATCTTGATTACTGATGACCATTTGCGTGGTGATGCTCCGAAGAGTTGCTCTGGCCTTGGTTTCTGTTACTGTTGCAGGTTGATTCATACGAAACTCCTTTACTTTAAAGGCCATGTGTTACCACAGCCAAGCTGTTTGGTGGTACCTTTTTTGATGTAGCTACAAATGTAACCGATAGGTTTGCCTATTTCTGGTCATACTTTTTCCTCCTCAAGGTTAAAGCTGTTTAGATCTGTTACTCCCTGCTCAGCCATATAAAGAATGGCCTGTTCTTCTGTTTTAAACCTCATAAGGTTATTTACCTTATTAAGTAAATATTCATTACCATTAAGGCTGATACCGTTTATGCTTCTGCTTATTGTAAAAGCCATTTGCTCTCCTCTTTAATAATCAGGTTCTTTCCCGATTGTATAAACAATATAACAACCGCTGTTAAGGTTTACAAGCAGGAAGATAAATGTCTATATAGATACTGTCACGATCTCGACAAAGGGATTGCAGTGGACTGTGAGTTGAAGGTCTTTCCAGTTATACCTGTCAAAGTGTGCGCTGGATTCGGTTTGCCATCGTTTGTCATACTCGTATAGCTTTATCCAACTCTCCCAATCCCAAGCCCATGCGACATACTGTTTCTTGCCGTCTACCACTCGCATAACTGGCTTGGCGTAGAGGGAGTTGAAAGCAGAAACAGGCCATTCCCTGTGATTGTGTGACCAGTCTCCCATACCCATAGATTCCCATTTGTCATTTGTCACTTTCTGCACCGGACATACACGGTTTGCTGCGACGGTGGTGATAACTTCATCATAAATAATATAGGACACTACAGTTTTCATGCGTTCTTCACGAGCACCACTTTTATACTTTACCCATTTACACTTCACGCTCTTGCCGACAGGGAATTGGAGCTTGATCGTTGTAATCTTGCAAGAATCACACTCAATACAGGTATGCCCGTGAGGATCATCTGTAAATGAAACCGTGTCAGGCAAGTATTTGCTACCCATTAGTGGAAATCCACCTCCCTCTGGTGGTTGTTCCCTCAGTGGTCGCACAATCGTCAGTGTCCCGTTCTCGCTGAGCTTAGCGGCTTGGTCTTTGGTTAGTGTGATCATTGGTCGCCACCCTTTCGCGCTATATATGGCCTTATACCATTACCGAAAAAGCCATATCTATCTGTAGTATTTAGCGGAATATCGAAAAGCGGGTATATCGTTTTCCAGATTCTATAATAAGCAACCCTGTCTTGTTTGTGCGGAAGTGCCTCGTAAGCATCCAAGAGAGCGAAAACCTCCTCTATGTTTTTCTGAGGTATGTAAAGTCTTTCTGCTTTCGGCTTTGCTTTCGGCACTGATTTCCAAAATTTCCATTTCATAATCTTACTCCTTTCAAACAGCCATAAACGATATGACCAATAGGGTTAATCCGATGCCGATGATGACGCAAAGAAGTATATTAATTAGGTCATACATCACTGGCCTCCTTACCTCTACACTCAGGGCAAGGTCGTGGTATCCCAGAAATTTCATCTATCCAGCCCATATCACCGCACCTA